CTGGTGAAGCCTGCCATGCAGGTCTCGTCAACAAGGGCGAGGACGGATACAGGATCGAGATGATCGTGGAAAACTCGAAGTGCTACAAGGTCGCCCACGCCAACCACCCATGCTCGGTGTGGGTCCGTGAAAGCCGGGACAACTACGCCTGGATGTTCGCGATGTTCCTGACGTGTCTCGCTGAGTACACGCGCCGCTACGGAAAGTCGCACTCAGCCGAGAAGCTGTTGACCAAGCTCTGCATGTCGCCAACCAATATCTCCCACGGCCGGCAAACGCCCTTCGTGCAGGCGATGCCCGAGGAGTACAAGCATGATGACGCTGTTGAAGCGTATCGCAACTTCTATGCGGGGTCGAAGAGCCGCTTCGCCCGCTGGACCAACACGCCAGTCCCCGACTGGTTCATCAATCGTCTGGAAGGGCAAGATGTCTCCATTTTCTCAAGAACGCGCTGACTGGATCGAGGCACGCCTCTTCTGTCTGGCCCGCATGGCCCGTGACAACGCCGGTGAAGGTGCCAAGCGCGCTAACACCTACATGACTAGTGAGCCACGTGAGGCCCACATCCTCATGACCGAGGCACTGAAGCAGATCAACGTCGAGCGCTTGACGCTCATGGCCGAACGGGCGGTGGTTGAGGAGTACAACCGTACCAACCCCGAGAAGTCGGCAGCGCTCAAGTGAAGCAAGCAGTCTGTGTCATCATTCCGCGCTGGCCTGAGAAGTCGGCTGGCCATGACGTGTTGGTCGTATCACGCCGCAACAAGCCCGACATGTGGGGCCTGCCAGGCGGCAAGGTAGACCCAGGTGAAACGTCTTCAGAAGCTGCGGTTCGTGAGCTGCTTGAAGAGACCGGCATTAGGGTCTATGAGAACGAATTGGTGCCGATCTTTACGGCCCTGTGCCCGGGCACGGTCCCCTACTGGGTGACCACCTACCTGGCCACCGCCCGTCTACCCAACATCGAGCACCTCATCGTCCCTGAGGAAGGTCTCAAGGTCGACTGGATGCCGCTGACGGTCATCACCGATCCGGACTTCTGCCCGTTCGCACGCTACAACATCGGGGTGCTCGAGGCACTCCAACACTATCGAGGAGAAGCAACATGGGCGCACGGTTAGACAGGGTTCTCGTTGTTGATTGTGAAGCCACCTGCTGGGCAACGAAGGAAGAGCAGGGCGATCAGCCCAATGAGGTCATCGAGATTGGCATCTGTGAGCTGATCATGGCCACGGGTGAGCGCCGCAACGGGGCGTCCTACGTGGTCAAGCCTCGCTTCACCAAGATCACACCCTTCTGCACCGAGCTGACGGGCTGGACCCAGCAGGCGATCGACGAAGGTGCTGACATCGCGCCAACGATCCGTCAGATCAAGGAAGACTACGGCATCACCAGCCTCGACATCTGGTTCTCGTGCGGTGAGTACGATCGTGTCAAGCTCGGTTGTGATGGCCGCGCCTCACTGGGCGGCCTCTACGGCGTCAAGCACAGCGACAATCCCTTCTCGCTGATGCGGCACAACAACATCAAGACACTCTTCGCCTTGAAGCACCGCCTGTCCAAGGAGATGGGCATGGACCGGATGCTGAAGCACATGGGTGAGAAGCTGGAGGGCCGGCACCACAATGGTGCCGACGACGCCTGGAACATCGCCAAGATCGTTCACTACACCCTGTCATGAGACTGTCCGCACTTCTAGTGTTGGCATCCCTGTCGATGTCAGCCAACGCCCAGAGGGTAGAGGATCTGTCGGTCCATGTTGCGACCACCCTTTACCGCGACTGTCTGCAGGTGAAGTTTCAGGGTGCGGTAGAGATCACACCTACCCGCATCGGCATCAACCAGTTCGTGCAGCAGGTTGATGATGAGTGTCTAGGCTGGACGATTATCTGGTATGGCCCGCTAATGGGCCAGCCAATTGACCAGGTCTCGGGAGAGACCATCAATGCCTTCGACCGTAACCGCAGGGTGATCCTACAGAGTTTGATCGAGGTTATTCGGAAGGAAGCTCTGCGCTAGGGAGCTCGGGCTTCGGCACATCTACGATGTTGCCGAAGTCATCGGTGGTCTCCAAAGGCAGCGGGATCTTATAGGTCATGCCCGGTCTCGGGACAACCTTCCCATTGATATCGTTGAAGATCACCCGTAGATAGGCCAGTTCCTCATGGGTCAGGCTGTGTCTACCCTTTAGGCGCAGAACTGCGTCTATTGTTTCGGTGGGGCGAAAGACGTGGGTGGTGTATCTGTATTGCATGCAGCTATTTAGCAGCGGCAAGGAGGCAGGTGGACCATAAATAGGTGCTAGCACAGCTGCTGGAACCTGCATGGCCACCACCTCACAAGACATCACCGCAAAATCCACCCATGATCTATGGGTCGAGGCGCGTCAGTTTACCCTAGACATCGCCCGATCTACGCCTACCACCATCACCCTGACGGTGACGTATCCAAATGATGGTGCGATTGTAGACGGTTTGGTCATGACAATGCAGGAGAAGTTGATCACGGGTAACAACTACCCAGAAGATGGCACTGCCTACACGCCGAGCACCAACTATACGGCCCCAGTAGATCGTATCGGCGGTTCTAAGGGTGCGATTGTTGTTGCCTTCTATTCCAAGATCCTCGGCAATCCGATCCCATCAGTCTACAATGCGCTGACCGGCGTAAACTCCTTTAGCGTCACGATCACTAACACTGATCCGACGGTCCTTTACTACGCGTCAGTACATGCCTGCACCAACGTGCTGCAGTACTACCCAATCGGCATTCAATCCTATCCACTTGAAGCATCTCGTGTTGAGAAGGACAGCTCATCTTTTACTGGCAGCATTCCATCTCTGCCAGAGACCCCAACAGACCCATCACCGGGTATGGTCTATCATGACCAGGGCCTAAACATCATCCAGTACTGGACAGGCACACAGTGGATCCCATCACGCATTGACGGTATCCTTACTGGCACTATAAATCCAGGACTGATCGGTGGCGTCTACTTCTATTCAGCGCTGTCTCAGCTGAAGGTATTTGATGGCGTCAAGTGGGTAGTTGGGTCAACAGCAAACCTACAGTTCCGTATTCCTACTGGTTGGGCACCACTTGGGACAGTTGGTGCTGGCACAAAGCTGCCTGACACCCCCGCAGTCGGCGACTTTGTCTACAACTTTACAACTGGCCGTCCACAGTACTGGGACGGCATCAGTTGGATGTACCCTGATAAGACCAACACGCTCTTCAATGGACCACCATTGATGCCTGCGTTTGTTGAGCCGCTAACTATTGAAAGCACTGAACTACTAGCCCCATACATCGGTCAGCTGTTCTACAACTCATCTACAAAGCTGCTGAATGTCTGGACAGGCACCAAGTGGCAGCAGGCTAACACCGACCAGCAAGGCACCGCTACCTCTGACAAGATCTCCATTGGTACAGACGGTTCATACGATGAGCGCATTCGTCTCATCAAGGTGTTGAAGGGTCAGCTCGGTTGGCCGGTGCAGTGTGTTGAGTTGAAGGAAGAACAGTTCAACATCGCCATTGACAATGCCCTTGACAACTACCGTATGTGGTGTGACGGTGCGTATCGTCATGCATGGGTGCTCTACACGTTGATCCCTGACCAGCAGCTGTACTACCTCAACTCAGCAACTGACAAAACTGATCACATCGTCAGTATCAGCAAGATCCATCGCCTGAACATCCTTGGTGCCAACTCGCTAAACTGGGACAGCAACGTCTACTTCCAGACCTTCCTGAACCAGTACTACTCTTCAGGCTACACCGACATCCTATCGATCCACCTGATGCACGGTCTGTCAGAGGACTTCAACCGCATCTTTGCTGGTGACCTGATGTTCCAGTGGGATGAGCCATCACGTGAGCTGCTCGTCACTCGCAAGATCTCTCAGCCAGAGAAGGTCATTATCGAGTGCTTGATGGAGCGTACTGAGCAGGAGCTGCACCTTGACCGCTGGTGCAAGCAGTTTATTCAGAACTGGGCGCTTGCGGAGTGCAAGATGCAGTTAGGCTTGATCCGTTCAAAGTACTCATCTGGCACACCTGGTGCTAATGGCGCTATCAACTTGAATGGTGAGCTGCTCATATCCGAGGCTCGTCAGGACCAGACTGAGCTGAAGCAGAGTGTTATGGACCTCGAGTTTGGTGGCATGATTGGGTTGGGTAATGCAAGTTTCCTCATCGGGTAATTTTCAGGTAAATCATGGCTGAGCGCATCGTACCATCACTGCCTATTACCGACTGCCCACCATCTGCTGGTGGAGACGGCGCTGGCTCAATCAACAACCCATCTAATCCAAATGGTGGCTTGCCTACGCCAGTTCCTGTCAATCCATACATTCCGCCAGACCTGTGCGTTGGTGACTTTTCACTTACCGATACCTCTGTTGCCGCACTGGAAAATCAGCTACAGGAAAATCATGCAGCTGAGAGCCTGAACATCTCAGGCGCACCGCTCAACATCTTCAAGCTGCTCGGTGTCCATGAGCAGGGCAAGCTGATCGACCTCACCGGCAAGGGCGCGCCCATCTCCAGCAGTGGTGACCCAGCAAACGCATTCGATGCTTTGGCCAGCGCGTGGTATAGCGTCGAGACCGGCATGGCAGTTACCAGCACACCAGCCTACATCGGCTACGACTTTGGTGTGCGCAAGACCTCGTTCGGTCAAGATGAGAATGCACCAGGTGTTGGTGATGCCCAGCACATCACCACTATCCGCCTGACACAGAACGCTAATCCTGCAACCCGAGTGCGCCAGCTACGGGTCGATCGCTCAGATGGCGCCTATCACGTTGACCCTCTGAAGGTCCAGTTTACTGGCACGGGCAATGGCTCATTCAGTGGCTACACCCCCGGTGTCAAGGCTGGTCCAGGGCTCTTCATGCTCTCTGCCACCTCGCCTACAGCATTCATCGTGTCCTTCATATCAGCCACTGCTACTACGGTAGTGGGTGTTGCTACGGTTGGCACCCGCTTCAACTCACTGCAGGGCTCATTCACCATTCTGGCAGGACCTACGCCCTTCGCTGTTGGTGACCTCTTCACCGTGCCAGTTGAGCTTGACTGGTATCGAGTGGATGTGGTCAACATCCCAAGCGTGCCTACCATCCTCATTGGTCTGAAGCAATCAAGCGCCTCACGCTACTGGCGCATCGTGCCGCTCGTGTTTGCTGGTAGCCTCTCTAATGACCAGTGGGTCATCGAGAAGCTGGAGATGTTTGACTACCAGTCAACGCGTCTCGACAACATTCAAGACACGCTCTACATGGAAAATCGTGATCGCGACTACGCGAATGCGTCCATCCAGCTGAAGGTTGCCTACCAACCCTTCGACGGCATGAATGACATGTCGAAGTTTGGTTTCCAGGTGGCTGATGTCTACACCTTCACCGCCTCGTTTGCCGACATGGTCACGAAGCTTGGTCGTCCTATCGTTGTAGGGGACGTGCTTGAGTTACCACCGGAGATGGCATTTGATCACAACCTTCGCCCGGTGCGGAAGTTTCTGGAGGTGACTGATGTTGCTTGGTCTGCAGAGGGCTTCAGCACCAACTGGAAGCCAATCCTCTATCGCTTCACTGCACAGCAGCTCATTCCATCTCAAGAGCACCGCGACATTCTGGGCACCGTCGACACTCAGAAGTATGTGGTCGATGATGGCTCCTTCTTTGAAGGTATCGAGCAGATCCAGACTACGCCACTGACTGTCACTGAGGCAAACCAGGCAGATGCTGTGCGGGCTGTGCCGCAGAAGGGCACCAACGTCCGTGAGGAAGCATCAGGGGCCAACCGCTTCGGCCAGTCAGGGTCTACAGGAGATGTTGGTCCCTACGTTGAGGACGGTCTGCCGCCAGATGGCAAGCCATACACTGAAGGCTTTGCCCTGCCTGACGTTGCAGGCATTGCCGACGGTCAATACTTCCGTCTCAACTACGACCCGAAGCTCAACATTCCGGCTCGCCTCTACAAGTTCAGCGCAGTCAAGAATGC